CCTGCAGCTCATCACCGACAGCCTGCGCTACTGGGTCACCGAAATGCACGTCGACGGATTCCGATTCGATCTTGCCGCCACATTGGCCCGTCAGTTCCAGGAAGTCGACAAACTGTCGGCCTTCTTCGACATCGTCGAACAGGATCCGGTGATCTCCCGCGTCAAGCTGATCGCGGAACCATGGGATCTCGGCTCTGGCGGCTATCAGGTGGGCGGCTTCCCGTCCAGCTGGTCCGAATGGAACGGCCGCTACCGCGATTGCGTGCGCGACTTCTGGCGCTCGCAGCCGTCCACGTTGCCGGAATTCGCCAGCCGATTCATGGGCAGTTCCGACCTGTATCAGGTCAATGGCCGCCGACCGGTCGCATCCGTGAACTTCATCACCGCGCACGACGGCTTCACCATGAACGATCTGGTGAGCTACAACGAGAAGCATAATGAGGCCAACGGCGAAGGCAATCGCGACGGCGAAAGCAACAACCGTTCCTGGAACTGCGGCGTCGAAGGTCCTACGACCATCAAGGATGTTAACGAGCTTCGTCAACAGCAGATGCGCAACATGTTCGCCACACTGCTGCTCAGCCAGGGCATTCCGATGATCTGCGGAGGCGACGAGGTGGCGCGTACCCAGCAGGGCAACAACAACGCCTACTGCCAGGACAATGCGATCTCCTGGACGAACTGGGATCTGGACGAGGATCAAAAGGACCTGCTCGAATTCGTATCGAAGCTGATCCATTTGAGGCTTGAGCATCCTGTGCTGCATCGCCGCCGCTTCTTCTCCGGTCGCGAGCAGGGAGACGACAGCACTGCGATTCCGCAGGTCGAATGGATGGATCATACCGGCTCCATTATGGATATGGACGACTGGTCAAACACACACGCCTTCACTGTGATGATCTATCTGAACGGTTCCGATATTCCGGAAACCGACTGGTACGGCAATCAGATGGTCGACAATGATTTCATTCTGATTTTCAACGCGCATTACGAGCCGATCATGTTCACCCTGCCCGATGAGCAATATGGCAAGAAATGGCGCTTAATTGTCGACACGCATAATCCAAAGGGGCCAGAACTCAATTATGAGGCCGGTTTTGCGATTACTGCGCAATCAAGAAGCTTCCTGCTGTTGATGAGCGACAAGAAGCCGTCCAACAAGCACTACAACTTCTGACGGCGCACTCGCGTTATGCCGTCAGAATCTAGTGGGGTGGAGTCGTCGCCAATGCGATGGCTCCACCCCACTGGTATGTATATGTTGAAATCCGGCGGTTGCCGGTCAGCCTTGCATCAGACTTGTGCGGCGAGCCTCGAAACTGTGTCGGGAACAGTTTCGCTGACTTCCGCAAGATCCTCGACGGAGCGTGGTCTCTCAGATTGCGCCAGTATCAGCTGCGTCTGCACGCGATCCGCTTCGATGGCGGCGATTTGACGCGAGAAAATGATGAACCAGCCAAGGAACATCATGCCGGCCAACGCCTCCACATTCGTCAGCGTGTTATGCCCGCTCAGCCATTGGAATCCGGCATAAGCCCCAATCGCAATCGCAAGATCGGAAACCACGTATACGACCTTTGAGAGTTGCGGGGCAAGCCAAGGCAGGGCAATCATCAGCACGCTCATCAAACATGGTAGGCCGCGGGCGAACACGTTGTGCAAAATCGGATGCGGCGTGTAACGGAACATGCCGATACCTACGAAAGCGATGCCGGCCAACGTCAACATGATTGACAGCAGCAGAATCCTCGTACGAAAATGCTTCGGCGTCTCATTGATGGCATTGGAATCCAGATACTGCAATTGCAGACGATACGTGGTGATGAGCTCGGAAACGGCGAAATAGCTGATGATCACAATGCAGATGCCCGCGAGCGTCAGCGTCGAATTGAACATACGCGCGGCGAACGTCGTACGGTCGCCCAATTGAGAGAAATTATTGTTGTACCAGTACGGATCGTCGGACGTCAATCCTGCGATACTCACGCCAGACACCACGAAAAACGGCAGTAGGGAAGCGATCGTTTTGGCATTCATAAGTTCCGCCTGCACGAAAGTGATATAGCCTACAACGCCTGCGATGGCCGCGCATAGGATCGGCAGATAGCCTTTCAGCGTGCGGATGCCCATCATGTTGTTGACGATGGACAACATCATGAACGATGTGACGAAAATGGTCGAAGCATACACCATGGAAAGCGCGAGGATCTCGAAAATACGACGGACCGGAATAGCCCAACCATGTTTGAGTGTCAGCGAACGTGATTTTCGTGCGTAACCCAAACTGAATGAAACGACTCCGCATCCTGCCACGATTCCCGCGCAGACGGTGAACAGACGCTGCGTGACACGCCAGATGGCCGGGGCGAACTGCATGTATGCGTTCATGACGAACCAGGCGATAACGGCGCATGTCACAAAGGAGATGATGCCTGACGATTCGGCCTGCTGGTGACGTCCCATGCCACTCTCCCTTCCGAAATGCTATTGTAAGCCTGTCGTTGTCCAACCATACGCTATAATAGAAACTCGTGTTCACTTGATGCGATTCCGTGAGGCGGATTCGCGGGGTGTGAACGTGAACGGGCTGTAGCGCAGTTTGGTAGCGCGTCTGCTTTGGGAGCAGAATGTCGCAGGTTCAAATCCTGTCAGCCCGACCGGAGCCCTTGGAAACATTAGGTTTTCAAGGGCTTATTTTTTCCGTCGAAAACAATCCGCATACAAATGCATACAAACGCTGCGGAACCTCCATGCCCGATTCACACGAGTTCGCGCTCGCGGAGGGCTCCGATCGCGTCGGCCACGTCGTCCAATCGTTCCGGCCAGAGCGCTGTGTAGGTGTTCAATGTGATGCTGGGAGAGGAGTGGCCGAGCTGCATCTGCAGGGTCTTCACGTCCGCGCCCTGGGCGATCGCGAAGCTCGCGTATGTGTGGCGCAGACTGTGTATGGTCACGCCCGCGTCCTCCATGCCGGCCGCTTTGACGGCCTTGTTCCATATCCTTGTCCGCCACGTGTTCGTCCAGACGTTCCCGCCACGGGTGGCACGGAACAGCCAGTCGTCATCACCCATGCCATCCATCTGCGCCTTGATCTGCGGCATGAGGAACCGTGGTATCGCGATGTTGCGGGCCTTGCCGTTCTTCGGTGTGCCGAGCATGCTGCCGCCGTGCCCGTCGTCAGTCCATGTGCGGCCTATCCTGGCGCGCCGCTTGTCCGCGTCCACGTCACCGACCTTGAGGGCAAGCGATTCGCCTATGCGGCATCCTGTATAGGCCTGCCATCTGACCAGCAGACCGTCCACCGGCTTCCCGATCTTCTCCGCCTCGTCCGCGAGCAACTCGACCTCGCGGACCGAGAGGAACACCATGTCGTCGTCGGAGACGATCTTCGGCACGGTGACCCTGTCCACAGGATTCTCGCCGATCCACCCGTTCGAGACGGCGTAGTCAAAGATGCCCTTGAGGACGACTTTCATGATATTGCGGATGCTTCTCGCGCTCAGCGGCTTCGAATCACGTCCGTCCGGCAACGCGGCCGGATAACCACCGTCCATGAGCTGGCCGACCCACTCCTGCAGCATGTCAGGGCGCAGCTCCCGCAACGTCATGCCACCCCATTTGGGCAGGATGTACAGGCGCAGCTCCCTCGCATACCGGCCTGCGGTGCCGGGTTTCAGATCAACCTTCGACGCGAGCCATTCGCCGGCCACGTCATCCAGGACACGAAGCTCCTGACGAGGATCGCGGTAGCGTCCTCGCCTGATGTCGTCCTCCATGGCCGCGGCATATTCCTGCGCTTCGGCGAGCCTGGCGAACTGCTTCACCCTCTGCACACGTCTACCGTCCTTGACGATGGTCCAATGACAACGCCAGCGCATCCCGACTCCATAACGGCTTTTACGCCACTTCTCAGGCACATTGGCCTTCATCGGATCGCGTGAGTTAGCCAAAGAGCGTTTGGCCGCGCGACTCGGCGGATTGCCATCATCGTCATTCTTGAGCCACAGATCATCAATGGTCACTTTCATGGCGCTTCTTCCCACATGTTTTTCACCCCGGCGCTCGCGGTATGCGGGTGGTCGGGGTCTTTTTTTATAAGGAATCCGAAGGGGTATAAGGCTCTATAAGCACGTATAAATATGTGATGAGGTGATCGCGTTATCGTGAACCTGCATCATCGTCCGATGGAAGATCGACGGAGGCTTTCACTTGACCATCGCTTTTTTCGATGGTTGCGGAGGTGACTTTCGTCTCGGATCCGAATGGATCGGTGTTCGTCGGCAGTGCCACGGTGCCTAGGACGGTTCCGCTTAGACGGATTACCAGGACGTCTGCCGATGGTTTCACAGTCACCCAGACATGCGATTGGTCCTCGAATTGGTCGAGGATCTCGTCAAGTCCGTCCACCGGTTCGATGGGTACTGTCCTTCCGATGGGCGCGAGCACCTTCTTATGTGGCTTGGTATTCGAGAACACGACTTTCGTTGAGGCGTTTGGACAACTCTGCGGTTTCGGCTCGACGGGCTTTGGCTTTCGTGCTTTCTTCGCTGGAAGCTCCTGCACGTTCTGGCGTGGAAGGTCCATCGGATCGTGAGCTTCCGGCATTTGCAGACGGAGCTGCCATATGTGTCGATCCTTGTCCTTCACCCTGTCCGGGACATGGGCGAGCATCACGGCACCCTCGGGAGGTACCTGACCACAGTGACGCTCCATCTGGTATTTGCTTATATATCCGATTTCCTCGCCGTCGAGAAACACCCAGTACGTGGGGTATCCTGCATACTTGCCCTTCCGTATCCGGTCTTCCATGACATAAACCCAGACCCATGCGTCGTATCCGTATCTTTTCAGGATCCGCTGGTGATCCTCGTCCCCGGAGATCTCCACGCCGCACTCTATGGTCTCGATCACGACGCCATCCGGCTTCGCGTTGACCGCGCTTGGCATCTCGCCGCCGAGATAAATGCTCTTCATGAAGGTGGAATCTTTGCGACGCTTGTCATGGAGCGCTCGCTGTCTCGATTCGTCGATTTCAGATTGCGTGAGCGTTCTCGGACTGTACATGGATTCCAGTCGGCGCCAGCATTCGAAAGTCCTCCTCGGTGGCTTGTATGCCAAGCAGCCGCATGGTCTCCTGCAGGCTTACCGATGGTGCGTTTGGGAACTTCGCCATTGCCAACGACATCGTATCGATGCAGGTCGTGTCAAGACAATCGATGCCGAGTCGTGACGCTTCCTTGTTCAACGCGGAAACGTCATAGCTGATGTTATGGCCGATCAGCGTGAGGTTCGAGATGGCTGCGAGGAATTCGGGGATTACCTGTTCCGCGTTCGGCTGGGACAGCAAGGACTCTTCGGTGATTCCGGTCAAAAGCGTTGCCGACGCCGGCAGATTGCATTCGGGGGAGATGAGTTGCTCCCATTCGCAGGTCGGCACGTTGTTCCTTATCAGGATTGCGCCGATATCGATGACACGTGTCCCGGAAGGGGAATTTATCGTTTCCGTGTCGATGATGACGGCATCGGCGATGGCGGCGTTCATTCTGAACTTGGCGAACGAATCCAGACCGTCATCGCCCGCATGCGATTCTCCGGACAATCCACTTTCCGCAGGTACGGACGATTGTCCCTTGTTCTTCTTCGATACGGCGTAGGCGATGGCCGCAACGGCAACGATGACTATGACCAGCGTCATTCCACTGTCCTTTCTCCATAAGCCGTCGTGACACGAGAAGCCAACAGCGACTTGTAATCCTCCACAACCTGCACCGTCACGCCAAGCTCACACGCGATGAGATAAGAGTCCCCGTCGTACAGTCGTTCGGCGGTCGCATATTCGACGGGACCCACGAGCCATAACGCGGTCTCCTTGCGGGTGCGCTGTTCCGCTTTTGCTCCGATGATTCCGCATCCAGGGTCATGGTGTCTCGCATGCACGAGCTCATGGCAGAGCGTGCACATCTTCTGATGGTCAAGCAGTCGATTGTCAACGATGACGAGCCGCAACGTATCACAGTACAGTCCACACAACCCGCGACCCAGGCTGCGTTCCTCCACGCGCACGTCCATCGACTCCGCCTCCATCAGAAGCCCGTCATAACTGTCTATCGGCCCTCACCGCCGTTCATCTCGATTTCCTTATTCGGATCCCTGTTTGCGGCCACGTCATAGTCCTCGGGGTGCGCAGCGATACGGTCGACCAGATCATCAGTGATCTGGGATCGGCGCTCGCGGGCCTCGTAGGCGCGGGCGGCGACGATGATCTCATGCAGTGTGTTGACTGGGTCCACCTCGCAGACCTGGCAGAGCAGTAAAAACTCTGAGAGCTTGATTGGTGCCTTTCTGCCCTTTTCAATGTCACTGATTCTGACATGACTCACGGCATTGTTCATCATGTCGGAAATTGTTCGATATGAATATCCAGAATCGGCAATGATCTTCGCTGCTGCTTGCTGGGAGGCGTAATCAAACGCCGTCCATTCGTACTTCGTAGCCATGTGCACAACGTTAGCACATGTTGACACGCCGCACTTGCGTAAGTTGTAAGCACGAGCTAACATCGGTCTCATCAAGTAAGCAGGTGCTTACGGATGGGGGTGAAAAACAATGACGATCGACAAAAAAGTTGATTGCATCAAGCTCGCAAAAGAAGTTGTCCGTCAGACAAGGAACGACGTTCTGATTAGCAAAACGCAGATGACTGACATTGCTGCTCGATGCAACCGAAATCGGACAACCGTCAGCCGCGCTCTTGATGCAGAGGACATGACTCTGAGCGCGTGGTTCGCATCCGTGTCAGAAAGCCAAATCGACCCACTGGAGCTCATTGCCGGAAAAATCCGTGAGCAATCGGCGCTTACCAACGCATGAAAGGAGCGGGCGCGTGATGGATGACAAAGAGGTGTTCGCCGCATTGGCGGCGGCGTTGAAGCCGATGAACACGACGAAGGACATCGCGGACAACTGCGGCATCAAGGAAGGCACCCTGGCGTACTGGCGTAGCGCGGGCATCGGCCCGAAGTTCGTGAAGGTGGGACGGATCGTCATGTATCCGAAGGAGCAGATGATCGCCTATTTCGCGCAACACCTGTACCAGTGCACGGCCGAATACGAGGAAGAGGTGGGTGCGTGATGACTGACAACAACTGGCGTACCGATACCCCGTGGCCCGACCCATGGGAAGAAAAGGAGGACAAATGAACGACATCCGCAAAGCCTGCGTCGAAGCGATATTCAGGGAATTTGAGGACGAGGGCGACGCCATCCGTCCGGCCTATGCCGACGGATGGGACGACATCGAAGCAAGGCGTTCGCTCGGTCACATCGTCGGATGCATCGACCTCGACGTGACCGACCTCGTGGACATCGTCATCGACACCATCAACAAGGAGCTGTGATGGAATCAATGCCTCTGGCTGTTGGTCAGGCGCTGCTCGACTTCGTCGTTGCGTCTGGCGCCGAGCTCCGTAGTGTAAGCGACGTGGACCTTCACTCGACAGGATCCACATCCGATGAACGCGAAGCCGGGTTGGGAGTTCAGACGGTCGATGCCGACCTGGTCTTTGAATATCTGCTTGGAGAAGAACTCGCTTTCG